CCGCAGCCATCCAATTTGCCACGCCCCCGCAAAGTGGCTGAGTTTGAGTCTGTCTGCGATTGCGGCGCAGCTTGCGTCTCCACTGCCGTTCTCATTCGTTGCGGTTGCGGGTGCGTTCACGAAAGAGCGTGGGCATAATGCCGATTGGATCAACCCTGATGAAATGCACCAACCCTATGCCAAGATTTCAGGCAAGGGCAAGGAAGCCAAAGCCGCCCGGTGATGGGCAGTGTGCATGTGGCCGGATAATCAGCGCGAACAAGCCTGATTGCTTTGAGTGCTGCGCCAACAAGGAGATTAAAAATGACCGACAACATATTACAGGCGATTCGGCAGATTTTGGCCGATGCAATGTTTTCACAAACGCATCTTGACGGCAACATGAAGCCAGCGACATCAGTCGATGCGCTGTTCGTCATAGCCGACCGGACACCAACCATCCGCGACCAGTTCGCTATGGCGGCACTGGCGGGATGTCTTGCAGATTGCGCTTACTTTGGTGACGAGGATTTGGAAATTACTGCAAGCAATTGTTACCGGATAGCCGATGCCATGTTGGTAGCCCGCGTTCCTGATGCCAGCTAAACCCATCCTGCGGCCTTGTGGCTGGTGCGGAAAACTTCAGTCGGCCCGAGAGGACCGGAAGCACTTTGCGGTGTGCCCCAGCCGCCCAAAGCAGATCGTGAAAGCGGTTCAGCGGTTACGCGCATTCAACGACAGTAAACGGGAAAAGTGAATATGACGCCTGAACATATCTACGACCTGCATTGCGAAACGGTCGGTGGCAGCAAGTACGGCCACGTTCACTGGGACGACCTCCCGCTTGAGTCCCGCATCCAGTGGCAGCGGTTTGCCACAAAGATTAACGAAGCGAAAGACCGCGTTAACCGCGTTGAGCAGGAAACGCAACGGGGCGAAACCGTAACCGAGACAAAAGCAGTGCAAAAAATCAGGAGTTGGATATGACAATCGAAAACTGGAAGCCAACAACAGGCGGCAAACGACTTGGAACCTTTGACTTGACGATGCCAAGCGGCATGCTGCTAAAACAGTGCAGCCTGGTAAAGGGCGACAACGGCGACTTTATCGGCCTGCCGCAAACTTCGTGGACAAACAGCGAAGGGCAAAAGAAATACACCAGTGTCGTCGAGATCCCCGACAAGGACATCCGCCAAAAGTTTACCGATGCGGTGATTCGGGCGCTGCGGGAGCTTGGCGTCTAAGTGACCATTCAACTTTCCCCGCCCATTCCGTTATGGACGCCGAAAGGCTTTGCCCACGCCCACGTCGTGATCGACCCCGGCATCGACCACGATCTGCAATGGGTCTGCTTTATCGTGGCGACCGGGGAGTGCTGGACCTACCTGAACAAGGACATTCGGTTGGTAGACAATCAGACGATGGGCAGGGGACAGCAAGGCAAAGTTGTTCCGGTTGGGCCGCAACAAGGGCCGCTGGAAGGTAAAGCTTCAACCGGAGCGCCGCCAAAGCCAGAGCGATAACGGCTGGGCTGTTAATGCGGCGTGACGTGCTGCGGGAAAGTTTCACTGCGCCGAACGCGCATTTATGTGTTCTTCAGATTGAGTTTTTAGCCACAACCACGGTATTCGCACTGACCGCCCGTATCGGCACGCAGGAATTGCGCTCTGCCCAATTAACTTATGAACCATTGCTTTCGAGAGCCGCAGAAATTGCGCTGCCTCGCCAGGTGTTGCAAATCCTACATCTTCTGGTGTCTTCATTATAGTAGTTTATGCGATTCAGTGTAGGTTAGTCAATAAGCATAACGGCAAGCGAACGCCATGTCCTGTATAGACAAATCAGTTCAAGCTGCCATCACCGTGTTAGCCAGCTTTTTCTTTGCCCTGACCCGCGCAGCACGTTGCCTTAGCAACTCTCTGCTATGTTCAAGGTCTTTGTAGTAGTGCCGTTTTGCGTTTTCTTTGACATACGGCGCATACACGTATTTTCTTTTAACCTTACAGGCGGCGCACTTTGATGGAGCGTTGCTGGCTACGGATAGGAGGCTTGCACAAGACATGCAGTTCAGATAGAGACGTTTTGTTTTGATCCTGTCCCGGCGCTGATTCTGGACCGACTTAACTGGAGGCTTGTATGTTTTTGACGCGGCCCTCCCTTTTTCAGCCGATGCCAGCAGCAACTCCATGTTTGCGGGGTTACTTAACCGCAGACTACTGAAGTCTCGGTGTTTTTGTTTTGTGCTTTCAGCGGACAGCCCGCGAAGGTATGGTATCCCGTAGCGGTGCTTATACTCCATTGCAGGAACTCCGTGCTGCAATGCGATGTGATTGCCTAACCCTAAGAACATCTTGCCGCACAAGAGGCATTGAAGTTTCTCGCCAGATAGGTACTGGTCAACTTCGTCTATGGTAGTGAATTGCACCGATGATGGGAATCCCGGCAACACTGTAGCGCGTTGCGCTTTTCGCAGCATTGCCCTCGACGGGGCTTTCCATTTGTCTTCAGGTATCTGAAACTGATTGTTTCTGTTAAACTCGCCCATTACGCAGCCTCCTGTGTTCCTGCCACCACCACCGAGTTTGCCTTGATGATCTGCCCCATCGCGGGGAACGTCCACTTGCCATTCTTGCGCGTCCGGTAGCCAGCTCTGTTCAGCTCAGCGGCCATGTCGCGGTAACTGTCCCCCCGGCTGTGCATGTCGAGGATAACGCGGATCGTGTGCTGTTCGGCTTCGTCCTCAAGCAATGGCATCCGCGTTTTCTTCCCATCAATCACGGGCCGTTCCTGTGAGCGGTAGCCGTATGGCGCGGGGCCAGCGGGGCACCCGGACTGTTTTATCTGCTGAAGCGCAATGCGTGTACGTTCCCCGATCAGTTCGCGCTCCATTGCGGCAAACACTGTGATAATTCCGATCATGGCGCGGCCCATGATGGTGCCCATGTCAAAGCCCTCATCAATTGAAATCAGCCGAACGCCGTGCTTCTCGAACATCGAGATCAGGTTCCCCCCGTCAACGACGTTGCGGGTGATGCGGTCCATGCGCTTGACGATAACGGCATCCACCTGACGCGCCTTGACCATCCCCAGAACACGCTGAGCGCCGGGGCGGTCGAGATCCTTTGCAGACTCACCTGCGTCGGTGATGATGTCGATCAGCGGATGCCCGAGCAGCGCGGCCTGCAACTTAATCTTCTCGATCTGGGCGTCAATAGAAGCCCCGGAGTCACATTGCGCTTGCGATGAAACGCGACAATATCCAATCAATCTCATGGCTCCATCATAACATGCGCTACAACGGTTCCGATACAGTACGGAGTTGATTTAATTTGACATGGCCAAAATCCAGACCTAAGATGAATTCGTAGCACGATTCAGCCGCAAGGTATGCTGAAAGTGCTACGGTTGCTGAGATTCGTAACACGGTCTGGGCCGCTTACCCCTGGCACCATCGCACCAAACCGTTTCAACCCCCATCCCAAAAATGACTACGCAAGCCCCAAATTTGCTGGAAAGGCTCCCGGCGTTGCCGATCCGCGTTCAACGCGAGGACCGCACGACGTACATGGAAGACAGCCTTGAAGAAGTGCTGCGTATGGTCAAGGCTGGCGTGGTTGAAGGCGTAGGCCCACGCTCGGGGCGCATCGACATTTTGCGGATTACTGTTACCCATGAGGTAGCCGTCGAGCGCATGAAGGCCGTTGCAATAGATAAACTTCCCGAAGAGTCGCCGGGTTCGATTACGTCGATGGCTTCCCGCGAAGTCTACCGCGAAACGCTGGGTGACGGAATTAGCTGGACGTGGAATTTTAAGCAGAATCGTACTTTGTTCGCCTAACCCATGAGCCTTGCTGGTTTTGACATCGCGGGGCTGGATCTTGGCGAGATTAGCCGCGAAATTGAGCGGCAGCAGGAAAAGCGGCGGTATGACTGGAAGTTGCAGGCAAGGCCGAAGCAGTTAGCGCCGCAGGGCAAGTATCGCTATTTCGTTGTGATGGCGGGCCGCGGATTTGGCAAAACGCGCTGCGGAGCCGAATACATTCGGCAACTGGCAGAGGGCGGAAAACATCCCATCCTGCATATCCTTGGGCCAACCGCAGCCGACGTGCGGGACGTAATGATCGAGGGGCCAAGCGGTATTTTGGCGTGTTCGCCTCCGTGGTTCATGCCGGAATACGAGCCGTCGAAGCGCCAGATCAAGTGGCCGAACGGCGTGATCGCCAAAACGTTTTCCGCAGAGGAGCCAAACCGTTTACGCGGGCCTCAGTGTTACGGCGGATGGATTGACGAAATCGCAGCGTTTGATGACCCTGAAGCGTTTACGCAGTTCAAACTGGGTTATCGGCTTGGATCGGACCTGCGTTGCATTATCACCACGACCCCGAAGCCTTGCCCAATCATCCACGATCTGGTCAAGGACGAGAAAACCGGGAAAGCAATCATTGTTCGCGGTTCAACGTATGAAAATCGGCAAAATCTGGCCGAAGACTTTTTTGCGGATGTCATTTCGCAGTACGAGGGCACTCGCCTTGGCCGACAGGAACTTGAAGGCGAACTGCTCGAAGACACCCCCGGCGCGTTATGGAATACGCTACTGATTGACCGAACGCGGGTTAAACGGGAAGACCTTCCCCCAATGGCCCGAATTGTAGTGGCGATTGACCCGTCAGTAACGTCAAACGCGAGATCCGATGAATGCGGCATTGCCGTAGTCGGAAAGGGCGTTAACGGGGACGGGTACATGCTGGAAGACCTTTCCGGCGTCATGACCCCGAACGAATGGGCGATGGCGGCAATTGCGGCCTACCATCGGCATTCCGCCGATGTGATCGTTGGCGAAACAAACAACGGCGGCGATCTGGTCGGAAACACGATTTTGGCGTTGGACCCCGGCGTTCCGTTCCGTAAGGTGACGGCATCGAGGGGCAAGCATCTGCGGGCTGAACCGATTTCGCTGTTGTCGGATCAGGGGCGATTCCATCTGGTCGGGAACTACGCCAAACTTGAAGAACAGATGTGCGCGATGGCATCTGACGGGTACACAGGCAGCGGATCGCCTGACCGATTGGATGCGATGGTTTGGGGTGCCAGTGAAGTCATGCTGGGCGGCACGACGGTCCAGATGTTCCCCGATTTCCGAGCAGCACATCGCGGTAACGGCGAACCAGCGCAAGCGGTTCACGTTGTCGATATGGGCGATTTGAAAGACTGGTGGACCCGCTGGATTTCGGTTACGATGGGCAGTTCAAGCGCGGCGCATTGGTGGTGCCGGGAACCAGCACAACCGGGCAAAGTCGGGTCACGGTCGCGGATCTATCGCGAGTTTCTGGCGCAGGACATGACGCCTGAAGAGTTCGGAGCGCAGATAGCCCAACGCAGTCAGCAGGAAGCCAAGATATCCCGCATCCTGCCCGTGTGGCTCACTGAGAGCGCGTTCTCTGGGATTCAGGGGAAGTCAGTAGCGGCAGCGGTTGCCGAGGGCATACAGCGGTCGCTGGGGCAGCATAAAGCGTTCCTGTTCGTTCACGACGATGAAGAGCGCGGCATGGTTGACCCGCAGCAGCGATGGCGTGCATTTAGCGCACGTATGGACCGGATGCCTACCGGGTTCCTGTCGGTGCAGCCGATCAAGGGCAAGGATTCGGACGGGTGGGATGTTGTGCGAGAAATGCTTCGCTGGCGTCCAGCCGCAAGCGGCAGGCTTGAAGGGCCGGATTGGGATTACGCCCGTCAGTTGGTGCTGACGGATTACCCGGCCTACGAACGCTACATATCTGAATTCAAGGAACCGGATGTTGAGGTTCTTCCCGAACTCCTGATCTCCAATCAGTGCAAGGGGGTGATCCAGGCCATGAGCGGTGCGGTGCGAACAAATGATGATTCGGCGCTGGCAATGGGCGGCGGTTCGTTCGTATTGCAGTCTTTGAGAATAGGCGCGTTGGCATCTCGCGAGGATGCTTCGCGAGAACCGATGCAAGAGTTTGTAGGCCGCAAGCTTGCGGCGTTGCCTTCGGGGGCTTCGGGGACAGCGCGGCACATGGCGGCGATGAAAGCCGAACAGGACTGGGGCGGTCAGCACGGCATGGGGCCGATCAGTTTTTCGAGGAAGCGTAAATAAAATGCCAGAAAAAAAACAAACTAACAGTGACGCGCTTCAAGGAGGCTACCTAAGGGGCAGCGTTCCGACAGGCCCGCCAACTTACAACCAGCAATATATTGCGGAGAAGGAAAAAGAGATGGCCCTCGACTCGCGGGAGGCTCGTTCTCTGTGGAATGCTTCGAGAGAGAGAAAAGCGGCGCAGGCTCACTTGCAACAAGAAGCAGAGGATGCGATGGCGGAGCGCAAGCGTTTGAAATATGGCAGATTCGGCAAATGACATTTGACATCATCATCGCGGCGATGGCTGCAAAGCACGGGATCAACCCCGAATGGGGTGGATGCCGTCCAGGCATTCTTGCCGGCGCATCGCAGGATTACACGTTTCTGGTGGGGCATAGACCAATCGGCTTTAGCGCAAAGGAAGTTGAGTTAGCAATTGCGGAATGGATCAACCCTGCCGTAGCGGTTGACGCCGCAGTTTCTGGCAACACTGAGTTTCAAGTAGAAGCAGAGCCAGAACTTGCCGTGTTTACTCTTGATGCGCCAACACAGGTCGAAGCGGTGATTGTGACCCAAACAACCAAAAAGAAAGGCGGCAAAAAGTGATGAGCCACATGATGAACAAGAAACCCGGCATGGAAATTGTTATTGGCCTGAGCAAGCCCAAACGCCCAGAACTGCCGTCCCGCATGTTTGGCGACAAACATCCTGAAGCTGAAGCTGAAACTGAGACTCCGATGGATCAGGCTGCGGAAGACGCCCGCGCCGCCCGCGCCGAATTACGTCTGGATCGCATCGAACGACTTCTTGAAAAGGTAGCCGAGTCAATGGGCATTGAAGATGAGATGGCTGAAGGTAAGGAAGCAGAATCCGAGGAGTACGAAGATTGATCGGGTTCTTGCGGCTGTTTGCTGATTTCCGCAGGATAGAAGCGCGAAACGCCAAACTTGAATTAAAGAACGATCACCTGATGGACCAGCGTGCCGCCCTTCTTGGGCAACTGTCCGAAGCGATGGACCGCATCGACACCGCCCATCGGTCAGAGATCGAAGCAACTCGAAGTTTTACTGATTTTGTGGCCATCGGCAGAACCGGACGCCCGGTCTTTAATCTGGCATCGCCGGTCCCGGTGCAGCCCGACCTGAACGAAATTCCGACCGCCAAGCCGCAACAGTCCGCAATCCAGCAGCAACTTGAACGCGAATTCTTCGCGCAATACAACGCGCCTCCGAAATCTGAAGCCACGCAATGACGCCATCTGCCGAAACACCGCCAACGCCCGAGGAGCAACTGCTTCAGCGACTGAAGCAACCGCTTATGGAAATGCTGGCGAGTGACGTTGACGCTGAATCTGCCCCTGAGAAGATTTATCAGTACAACCTCGCACAGCGCAATTACCTGATGTTCAGGGGGATGCAGTTCGTTGCGCCAGTCATGCGTAACGGCGTTTCTTCCTACGCTCCAATTGGCAGCAGCTACGGTGCGTTTGGCGCAGGCGGCGATGACGACGGGGCTTACGACTACACCCGTAACATTTTCCGTGGGTACGGGAATAAGTTCATTGCTGTACTTGGGCAGCGTGCTCCAAACGTCATTGCGCTGGCGAACGACCCCGACGATGACAAAAGCGTTCGGGCGTGCCGAACAGCTAACGAGTGCAACGCGATTCTTAATTCGTGGTGGGACGTTGATGTCAAAAACATCGAAGTTGCCACCTACTCCTGGATTACGGGGCCAGCGTACCTGTACACTCCGTGGAACGCTGACGGCCTGATGTACGGCTTCCGCGAGGAGCCGACCTACTCGGTTGAACAGAAACCTATGGGGGAACCTGGGTATCGGTGTATTCAGTGCGGCGCAATTTCCCCGCAACCAGGTAAGTGCCAGCAATGCGGCGCTCCGCTTGGGCCTGAGTCGCTGGTTGAGCCAGAGATGGCGGACGTTCCTGTTCAGTCAGGCGTGCAGAAGTACGCCAATGGCCGCGTTGAATGCTATGTGCTTGATTGCACGATGATAACAACGCCGTTCTTCATTAAGAGCGACCTGCGGTTTTGCCCTTGGCTGGAATACAAGTACGAAGAGAACCGCCAAACGCTTATCAGCCTGTATCCAAAACTGAGAGAAAAGGGCGATGACTTTGGAACGCCTAATACCGGAGTTGCAGGGGACCGTGGGCGACAAGTCCGCGACTCGATCATCTCCCCGACCGGCGCACCGATGCGGACGACTGCCAAGAACCGATGGGCGTTTGCCCGCACATGGATTCAGGCTAATCAGTACTCTGGCGTCAAGAGCGAAGAAATTCGCAAAGTACTTGAAGAAAATTTTCCCGATGGCATCAAGATCACCCGCGTCAACGGTGAGATTATGCAGATCGAGAACGAACGACTGGATCACGTTTGGGCTGCGATTCAGCCGTCAGCTTCAGCTACGCTAAACGCTGACCCCGTAGGTCAGGATCTTGTGTCAGCGCAACTGCTGACCAACCACGCGCTAAACATTGCGGCGGAAACTATTGAGCGCGGCAATCCTCTGACGTTTGTTGATCCCCGCGTTGTGAACCTGACCGCTTGGAACAAACAGAAGTCCCGGCCCAATCAGGTTATCCCCACGCTGGCCGCTGTGGGCGCGACACTGGCCGATGCGTTCCACCAGACGCAGCCGTCCCGCTTTAGCGAGCAGATGGAGCCGTGGATGGCTTCCGTCGAAGCTGGCGCAGTGCAGGACGTAGGCACACAGCCTCAGATCTTTGGCGGCGGTAATGCGTCAACGGCCCGTGAAGCTGAAATCAACAAGAACGCAGCCATGATGCAGTTGGGGATCATCTGGACGTTTATCCGTAAAGGGTGGGAACGCGCCAAGATGAATGGCGTTCGCCAGCTCATCAAGTACGGACCGGCGCAGATTCGAGAAGGCCGCAACAGCGCAGACCTGGACGAACTGACGGCTGGTGACTGGCACTTTGAAGCGAACGAAGCTATCCCTACAACGTGGGGGCAGCGCCGCGACTTCCTGATGTTCATGCTGGGGCAACCGGAACAAGTTCAGCAGTCTTGGGGCATAACGCGCCCTGAGAACATTGCATCGAACAAGGAATTGATGGGGATGGAAGGCTGGTATACACCCGGCCTTGATGATGCCGACAAGGTGCATGACACCATCCAGAAACTTTTGCAGGCGGCTCCGATTGAGCAGCAGCAGCCAGATGGGTCAATGCAGTTGATGCCATCTATCCCCGCTGACACGTTTGAGGATAACCCGGAAACGGTGGTTCAGCTTATTCAGGGATGGGCGCAGAAGGCGAGTTTGTCTGGTGGTATTCGCGAAACGATGCCGGATGCTTACGCCAATGTCATCGCGTATGGCATGCAGTATAAGAAAATGCTGGAGCCTCCTGCACCGCCCCCGACGCCGATTACTCCCAAAGTCTCGGTATCCGTATCGAGCCGGGACTTGGCATCAAATCAAACGCAGGCGATTCTGGAAGGCGCAAACCTTCAAGTGCCTCCACCGCAACCTGCCGGAATGATGCCACAACAGCAACCTGAACAAGGCGCAGCGCCGCCGATGCTTCAGTAACCCAAGTTCGCCAGCGTTGATCGTTGGCACGCGGGAGCAGTAATGCCCCGCAAATCTCACCCCGGCAGCAGTCGGGCAAAGGACCACATGACACCAGAAGCACCCATGTCCTCGTCAGCAGACGCGGGCGATTACGGCAACACCTCCGATGCGCTTGATTCAATGTTTGATGCGGCATCAACTCAGCAGTCATCTTCGGAACTTTCGCAGCAGCAGAGTGAACCGGAAGCTGAACAGGAATATCAGGCAGAAGACGGCGCTGAACCGCTTGAAGCCGAAGCCTCCAGCGATGAACCTGTTATTGACGAAGACGGACGGGATGAGCAGTTTACCGACGATGCGGGTCGCAAGTATTACAACGTCAAGCCCGACCGGATGCGCGGCTTTGTCAACGCCAAGAACTTCGTAAAGTCCATTGAAGAGTTTGCTCCCACCGTAGAAGACGCCAAATCGCACTACGAAGGTGCCAGCGACTTCCGCGCCATGCAGAGCATGTTTGACTCTGCGGAACCGGAATCCTTGACTCAGTTCATGGACTACTGGCAGAAAGGTTCGCCTGAGGCATTTGGGTCGATGGCGCAGCGCCTCCCCGCTTACCTTGCATCTCAGGCCAGCAATAACCCGATGGCAGCGCAGGCGTTGGGGCAGATTGAAGCGCAGGTTCACCGCGTTACGATTAACCGGGCTTACGACAGGGCGCGGGAAACAGGCGACAGGGACGATTTCCTGTCAGCTCAGGCGCTTGATTACGCCATCAACGGGCGATACATCGAGACGATGGAAAAGATCCCCAGCCGTCAGCGGCAATTTGATCCACAGCTTGAAATGCGGCAGCGCGAACAGCAGATTGACCAGCGCGAAACTCAGTTTGCCAACCAACGCTGGCAGGAGTTTGACAGAAACTACATTAGTGGGGCGCGGGACACCGTTCTCACCAGCGCAGTTGATGCAGCGTTCAGGGGAGCCGAACAGGCATTCCCTGCTGGCATTCTCAAAGCAGCAAAACGCGAAGCAATCGCACAAATTAACGAATCAATCGAAAAGAACTTTGAGTTCAATCGAAATCAGAAGGTGGAAACCAGCGACATCCAGCGGGATCTCGTAAGGGCCATCAGGTCCGGTCAAACAACCAACCTTGAACCACGCGCAGCGCGTTTGGTCGAGGAGTTTAAGGCGCGGGTAAACCGCATCCTTCCCGGCATCGTGAAACCTCTGATCGGAGACGCCACGAAAGGCGTAGTGCAGCAAAGTCAGGCGACTCATAACCGTCTGGCTACCGGGTCGCAGAAGATGGCACCAGGTGCTGGCGGTAAGCCAACTCCGAGGGACATCTTCCCAAAACCAAACTGGAAGTCCGCAAGTGAAGGGCTGGATGCTCTTCTCGGCTAATCCCAACATTTTAAGGAGCCTATCATGGGCGCATCTCAGATTTATGCAGTCAGCATGGAAAAGGTACGGAGCAAGCTTCCCTACCTGCAATCTCTTTCGCACTCGGCGTTTCTCAAAGAACTGAAGAAAACCGACGTAGAGAAAGTCTCTCCCTGGTACGCTGGTTCGGGCGCAGTGCTCGGCTATCGTATCCCGGTCGAACAGTACGTCGGCGGCGCGTTCGGCGGCATCTCGCTTGACAACGCGGCCTTCCTTGACGGCAACCAGATGACCACGCAGTACATGACCATTGGTTACACTGCGCTGTCTCTCTCGTTCTTGCTGCCGACAATCTCCATCGACGGTACTGCGACCAGCTCTCAGGCTGTCGTCAACGTGTTCAAGAAAACCATGAAGGACGCCATCAGAACCTTCACGGCTTACGAAGACTCGCTCGCGTTTGCTTCGGGCAACGCAGTTCTCGCCACTGGCATCGGCTCGGGCGCAACCCCGGCTGCCACCAATCCGCTGTACTACCTCGAAGCCAACTTCGGCCCGCAGCGCCTTGAACTTGGTCAGATTGTTGACGTTTACAACGCTGCCGGGTCCACCAAGAAGGGCACCAGCCTTCAGGTCACCGCAATTGATCCGGTCAACAAGACCGCTCAGCTGGAAGGAGCCGTCACCGGCCCCGCGAACACCGACGTTATCGCGGTTGCCAACTACGCAGTCACTCTGGCCGCAGGCACCACGCGGTTGGGGTTGTACAACTTCAATTCGTCCACCACGTCTGGTTCGACGCTCGGCTTGAGCCGCGTGACCGTTCCTGAACTGGTTACGCCGAATTACACTGCTTCCGCTTCTCTCACGTCTGCAATGGGGCTGATCCTCAACGATTACCGCATCCAGCGCCGTGACGAATCGGTCATCGGCAAGACTCTTGGCATTTGCCACATGGCACAGCGTCAGGCAATCTTCAACACCGGCGATCAGGTGGTGATGTGGAACGTCCCCGGCCCCGACATCGCTCGCAACCTTGACCGGACTCCCGGCAATCGCAAGGAAAACGACAAGGTTCCGTTCTGTGGCGTGGATTACCTCGTCAGCAAGAAAGCTGACCGCAGCCGTCTCGACCAGGTCGTGATGGATGACTGGGGTCGCGTCAACCTGAAGGAACTGGAGTACTTCTCCACTCCCGATGGCAAGTACATCTTCGAGGGTCGTAACGGCGACGGCGCAGTCAAGACCAGCATGAACTTCTTCCTCGTCTCCAGCGAGAACACGTTCTGCGCTGATCCTGGCTCCGGCGGCATCATCTCCAGCCTGACCATCCCGACAGGTATGTAAGCCTCTCCCCCTGGTGGGGGTTGTTCGGGGCAACCTGAGCAGCCCCCACGTTTTAATGGCGGGGCGGCAATCCCAAAAACCTGTCGATTGCTTCCGTCGTAATATCGGACAGCGCTCCGATTCGGTTGACGGGATCAATGGGGTTGGGGTTGTTGATTCGATCCATAGCCTGCATTACTTTCTGTTTTTTCTTCGCGGCGATGGCTAAAGTCACGGATCTGTGTTTGCGGGGAATACATTGGCGATTGGCGTAAACCGATTCACGGGGCTGGCAGGATGTAATTTTTAAACGCATTACTCTCTATGATAATTCCAAAGCAGATCAAGAAGATGAACGAACGCATCGGGGCCAGCCTCGGGCGTAACCCGCATGGAGAACCGCTGTACAAGTGGGTTCATTCGGAAGACTTCTGGCACTGGATGCGAGACATCACCGGATACGAATCGGTGACTATGCCGTCTGGCTTAATTGTTCAGCAGCCGATTTACAAGCGCCGGAAGATGATGCCGCACTATCACGATGTTTGGATCATCGCTCACTGGCACGAAGCGGACAACGAAGTGAGCTGGCGCATCAAGTACGGTGCCGACGCTCTCTGGCCGCGTGAGGGGTATTGGACTCCGGTTGACGCTTGGGCTGAACAAGGGAAACTGCCCACCGAAACGCTGACCGACACGTTAATCGAACTTGTCAAGACTCGCAGGGCAATGACGCAAGCCGATATTGCCAAGGAAGGTCAGGACATTCAGGACCGAATCGATAAGCACGCTGAAGACGAACAGGACGCTGCATTTGGTGATGCAGTCCCGGCGTTTGGCGCTCTTCCCGGCTCACGTTCCAGCAGCACAAGTTTTCCATCAGTCGGCGCGGCATTGCTCGCGCAATAAGGACATTGACATGGTAGATACGTTTGATAGATTCACAGCACGAACTCTTACTATCGCTTCCGTTTACCCGTTGGAGTGCAAGCTCCAGCGTGATTACGGATTTACGCGAAACGGCGGCATGACGGAGTTTGTTCTCCCCGCCGCAAAGAAAGGCAACTATTCTACGCTCAAGGTTTCCGATATGTTTCAGCGGATTCAGGACGTGGACGCAATGACTGCATCCGGGCGTCAGAGCAACAAGGACTTCTTTGTTGAGGTCGGGTCGCTCGCGAAGGATCTACACACGCACTGGGCCGTTCAACGCATCGGTACGGGCAATGGATTCCTTCCCGGCATCATGGTTATCGCGGGTGACGAGCCTACTGAAATTGAACTGGGCACAATGAACGCCCAGCAAAAAGGCTATT